TTAGTAAAAATTTTTGGTTGTCAGAATTTAATTATGTGATGCCAGATTTACGATTATTGGCAATATTGCAAACAGTAAGAGATAAACTTAATACTAGTGTAACTATTACGGATTCTAGTAGGGATTTCATGACGCATTTTTTAATATACAAAAGCCTAAGTGACGAAAATAAAATAAACACTCTTGAGAATGGGTTAGGTGCTAAACCTTTAATTGATTGCATCCCTTTTAAATCAAGGCATTTAGCAGAACATAATAAACCTTATTTAAGGGCTGTGGATCTTGTAGCAAGAAAAAACAGTCAAGAATATTATGCAGGTGAAGAATTAAAAAAGGTTATTGTTAATTATGTTAATTCATCCAAGTATTATAATTTTCTTATTGATAATAAGTTTGAAAAAGAAACCGATAGATTTATTGGGTTAGGTGTAGGGAATAATTATATTCATCTCGATATTGATCGGGATAGATACACAGAGTGGCGTTATGGGTATTAGTATAGTATCGGTGTTACCTAGCTTGATTAATTCTGTTTTAGGCGTTGTTTATTCTAAAAAAAATCAACGGTTAAATAAAAATCAATTAATTGAAGCGATAAAAGATAAATCAGAGGTTATCAATGCAGAAATCACAAAAATTGAATCTTTAAACAAAAATTTTTTTATGAGTGGATGGAGGCCGTTAATTGGATGGATATGTGGTATTAACCTAGCATACAATTTAATCGTTAAAGATGTGGTTAATTATATAATGGTGTTATGTAATGACACATTGCCACAATTACCTTACAGTCAATTTAATGAAACGAAAGAGCTTATTTATGTTTTATTAGGGTTAGGAGCTTTTAGAACGATTGAAAAGATAAAGGGAGTAACTAGGTGATGGATGATTTATGGCATTATATCGCAATAAGCACAATATCAATATTGATAGGTGGCGCACCTAGTCACTTTTACGAATTAAGGCAAAGGCCTACACGCAAAGAAGTATCACGAATGATTGAGAAAGAAGCACCAATTTCAATCAAGGAAGATTTAAAAGAGATTAAAGATACCCAAAACGAGGTAATAATTACGCAAACTAAAATATGTAGTTTTATTGAGAATTTTAAAAATGCCAAAAAAAAGTAAATTACAATCACAAGCAAATAAATTAACTCAAAAAGTTTTAGAAATTAAAAAACTTTTGACTGATGAAGAATTAACTTTTTGTGAAACACATCTAAAAAATAGTAGCTCACCTTACGGCAGTATATCCCCACAAGAAACGTATATTAAGAACATTAATGAGGAAATACTTAATAATAATTTAGTTGCTGAATATTTAGTTTTGAGACAACAACAAATTAAAACTATATTTGTCAATGAAAATGCAATAGTGTTACATTTATTGGATATATATCATAAGTGCATGTTAAAACAGCCGATTATTGATAATAAAGGGCATCATACAGGTGAGTATAAGGTGGACTCCAAAGGGGCGAATGACGCTTTAAAGATGATTTCCACGTTAATTAGTGGATCAAAAGAAACAGTAAATACAATTAATGTTAATAATCCAGCACCAGAACTTAATATAAGCGACAAAGATTTACAAAAGTTTTTTAAAAAATTCAATGAACAGTATTGAAAAAGCGTTATTAAGGGAGACGTTACTTAATAATAGTTTAGCGTTTACTCGCTACTTTTTTTATCAGAGAAAAAAACAGCGTATGATCCTTAATCGGCATCATTATTTAATTGGCAAAACACTAGATAGGGTGTTTAGGGGGGAAATTAAACGATTAATAGTTAATATTGCACCAAGGTATACAAAGACTGAGCAAGTGGTAATTTCGTTTATTGCCAATGGTTTTGCAATTAATCCAAGCAGTGAATTTATTCATTCGAGTTATGCTGACAGTTTAGCGTTAAAAAACAGCATGATAATCAAGGATTTAATTGCTCATGAATCGTATAAAAGTTTATTTAATTTAGATTTCAAAAAAGACAGTAAATCAAAAAAATCTTGGCGGATTGAAGGTCATGATGGGGGCTTATTAGCTGTATCTAGTGGGGGTACAATTACAGGGTTTGGGGCTGGACTAATGAAAGAAGGGTTTACTGGTGCATTAATTGTTGATGACCCTATAAAGCCTCAAGATGCCTATAGCGCTGTTGTCAGAGACAAGGTAAACCAACAGATTAATGATACATTTATGAGCCGATTAGCCCACAAAGATGTACCTGTAATATTTGTTATGCAACGTGTACACGAAGATGATTCAACAGGGTTTTTATTGAAGGGTGGGACTGGTGAAAAATGGCATCATCTTTGCTTACCTTGCGAGATAACGGATGAATCAAAAGTGTATAATTATGATATTAACCCATATGGAATACCGATCGAGCATAATTTAAAAAATGGGGCGTTATGGCCATATAAGCACACCCTTGAAGATTTAGAAATGATGAAGAAATCACACCCATATTCAACGGCTAGTCAATTATACCAAAGCCCAGCACCGTTAGGGGGTGGGATATTTAAAGACGAGTTTTTTAATTATTGGCCAAACAATATTCAAACAGCTTTTGATTATAAATTTATCACAGCAGATACAGCACAAAAAACAAAAGAACACAACGACAGGTCAGCGATTGCGTGCTGGGGTGTTAAGAATAATAATTTATATCTAATTGATTTAGTGTGTGGACGGTGGGAAAGCCCAGACTTAAAACGTGTATTTATTGAATTTCACGAAAAACATAAAACCACAACGAACCAGATAGGCAATATGAGGTATGTGTATATTGAAGATAAATCAAGCGGAACAGATATGATACAGAACTTAAAAACCGATATGAATATTATTGCAGTTCAGAGAAACAAAGATAAATTTACAAGGGCGCAAGATGCGTTACCGTATCTAGTTACTGGCAAGGTGTTTTTACCAGAAAAAGCAAGTTTTATACATGATTTTAAATCGGAGTTACGAAGTTTTACGCCACTGATGACCCACAAACACGATGACCAAGTTGATGTTTTATTGGACGCTGTTCAAATAGCCTTAATGAAACCTAAAAAAGTGGCGGGCACGTTTTAAAAATTGACTTTGTGCTTAATTTTGTTTTATTATTTAAGTTATAAACTAAAAAGGATTTTTTTAAGTGCAATCTAAAAATGAAAGGCAGTTAAGAGCCGAAAACAAATTACTTAGGAATCAAGTAAAAAATCAAGAAAACATTAAAACTAATAATAGTATAACATCTAGCCGAATTAACAATTTTGGTTTCTTGATGTCCTCACACAAGGGTAACAGAGATTATTTTAAACAGTTTGGGTATCCAAACCAAATTAATTTTGATAATTATTTAGCTTATTATAAGCGTAATAGCATTGGTAGCCGAATCATTGAAACGTACCCAGATCATTGCTGGAAAAGTAAATTTAAAATCATTGAAAACGAAACAGAATCTAAAGATAGCGTTTTTGAAAAAGAAACAAAATCAATTTTAAAAAATACACGTTTAAAGATAGTAAACAAGTTGAAACGTGCGGATATATTAACAGGCTTAGGAGATTATGGTGTCTTATATATTGGCGTTGCGGATGGGAAAAAACCTAGTGAGCCATTAGAGGGGAACATTAACATTAATGATATTTTGTATATTTCCCCTAAAAGTAGCAGGAATGCAGTAATTGACCAATACGATGAAAATATAAACTCACCTCGGTATGGTTTACCGTTAATGTATAATATACATAGTGGGGATTACGCAACCGAAACATTAAGCACAGCTAATAAAATAATGAAAGGAAAACAAACGAAAGTACACCACTCCAGAATTATACATATTGTCGAGAATCCCTTAGAGAATGACGTTATAGGCCAACCAAGATTAGAGAAGGTGTTTAATGATTTAATTGATTTGATGAAAGTTAAGGGTGGCGGATCTGAAATGTTTTGGCTTAACGGTCGAGGCGGTATGAGCTTGGAAAGTGAAGCAGATACCAATTTTACGGAAGATAGCGCAAAAGATTTAGAATCGCATTTACAGGATTTTTCTAATAGCTTGACAAGATTTTTAAAAACAAAAGGGATTGAAGCAAAACCAATTAATTTTGATGTTGCAAACCCAGAAAACCATTTTAACATCATAATTAAATGTATTTCTAGCGCAACAAAAATTCCTATCCGTATATTATTAGGGAGTGAAGCAGGGAGCTTAGCAAGTACCCAAGATGAAAACAATTTTAAAGAGAATGTTATGAATAGACAAATAGATTTTTGCGAGAATGTCATAATTTTACCTTTAATTAATTGGTTTATTGAACATGGTGTTTTACCAACTCCAAAAAATGATTTTAAAATTGAATGGCCAAACTTAATTCCAGAAGATACATCCCAAAATTATAAAAATGCCGATACTGTAGCAACAGCTTTACAAAAATACATGAATACTGAGGGGGCGGATGCCGTTATGCCATTTCAACAATTTTTTGAGATTATGGGGAAAGAATACCAAGGCGCAGATGCCAACGACATAGACTGATGTTATGTTGTAATGTTAGTGACGACCCTACACGGACGCTTACGTTAAGAAATAAAGCAGTAGCAGAGATTACCCGAAGATTTAAACAATTAAATAGGTTAATTATTGAAAGTGTGAAAGATAATAAGATTTTTTTAGATAATGCCCAAGCATTAAAAAAAGAAGAATTTATTTTTTTAAGAGATGGCGACAAATTGAAAAAGTTTGATGCTTGGTTACAAGGTGCAATTTCTGAAATAATTTTATCGGGAAGTGTACGAAAAGATGATACCAATATTAATTGGTTATTAGCATATATTGATACAGCCTACAGAAAGGGCATAAAAAAAAGCACGTCAGTAATGCAACAAAGACTAGGGAAGAATGTTATCCCCGATTTAATAAATTTAGTTAATTTACCACCACACGCTAGGGCGATGGAATTAATATTTACCAGAGATTTTGACCAATTAAAAGGGATTACCGAAGCTATGAGCCAACAGATAAGCTATATTATATCCGAGGGAATACTCCAAGGTGAAAACCCAAACGACATGGCTAAAAGGATTACTGATAGGGTTGAAAAAATTGGAATAACACGAGCTAAACTATTAGCAAGAACTGAGGTAATCAATGCGTTTAACCTTGCTAGGATTAATAACGTTGATGCGTATTCTGATTTTTTAGGCGAGGAAGTCGTTTTTCGTTGGATTAGTGGCGTTGATGCTAGAGTAAGAGATACCCACCGAGAAAGAAACAATAAGTTTTATTCAAAAGAAAAAGTTACGCCGTTAATTGGTGAGCCGAATTGTAGGTGTACAATAACAGAAATTCCAGTCAGTCTTTTGGAGCTTGTATATGACAATCCAAAAGTGTTAAGATAGTTATATTATGATACGAAAAATAAAATGTAACGTAGAAACAAGTAATATTAAATACACCGATTTTGAAGGTGTGAAACATATGGTTATCCCTGTAATAATGGCGCAGGAAGGCGTAATGAACAGGTTTTTTTATCCTTCGGAAGAATTTGAGGGCTGGGCTAACACATGGGATGGTGTACCAGTACCTATTAATCATCCAGAGATTGAAGGCGTTGCGGTAAGTGCGAAAAGTCCACGAATACAAGAATTAAATAGTGTGGGTTATGTTTTCAATTCTAAATATGAAGATAAAAAACTTAAAGGTGAAATTTATTTAAACCTTGAAAAGGTAAAAAAACTTAATGCAGATTATTTAATTCAAAGTTTTGAAAGTGGTGAGATTATGGAAGTGTCTACAGGTTTATATTCTAACGTTGAAATGGTATCAGGTAAGTATGGTGATGATGAATATGATGCCATTGTAAGAAATATTAGACCCGATCATTTAGCGTTATTACCTAATACAGTTGGAGCATGTAGTATTGAGGATGGATGCGGAGCGTCAATTAGTGTTAATAGTTGCCAATGTGGGGGAGTGTGTGGCGGTAAAAAGAACAGCCAAAAAGAGGTAAGTAAATTATTAAATTTAAGCCTAGAAAAAAAGTATAATGATGTAGTGTATATAATTGATATATATGACAACTCGGTAGTCTATGAGTTTGGAAAAAATAGAAGCGTATATAAAGAAAGTTACGCAATTAATGATGATAATGTAGTGATATTAGAAGATGATGCCCACGAGGTAATCCAAAAGACTAGCTATCAAGCGTTAAATTTGAGTGGAGGTAATAATATTATGACAGAAATTCAAAACGAAGAAATAAAAGAAGAAACAACAGAAGAAACAACAGAAGAAAAAACAGCAGAAGAAACAGAAGAATCAACAACAGAAGCAGAAGAAGAAACAACAGCAGAAACAGAAGCAGAAGCAGAAGCAGAAGAAACAACAGAAGAAGTAAAAGAAAATGAAGAAACAGAAACAGAAACAGAAGAAGCGGAAACAGAAACAGAAGAAAAAGAAATAGTTGAAAATCAATTAATTGACAATGAAAAAAAAGAGTTTCTTGCGAATCAAGCAAAAATATTTGATGAAAAAAAGCAAGGACTTAAAAAAGTATTAATTGATAATAAACATTTTAGCGCAGAAGAAGTTGAAACGTTTTCTTTTTCAGTGTTAGAAAAAATCAATAACTTGATTAAGCCGAAAGATTATAGCGGTAACGGATCAAGTTTAATTGATAATAAAGAAGAATATAAACCAAAAGGGT